CAACGTAGCATTTGCTGAAATGGCATTCTCTATCGAGAAAGTTACTGTTACAGCTAAGTCACGTGCTTTGAAAGCTGAATACTCAATGGAACTTGCACAAGACTTGAAAGCAATCCATGGTCTTGACGCAGAAACAGAATTGTCTAACATTCTATCCGCTGAGATTCTTGCTGAGATCAATCGTGAAGTTGTTCGTACAATCAATGTAACTGCCACACGTGGTGCTACAGAGAACACAACAACAGTTGGTCGTTTCGACTTGGATACAGACTCTAACGGTCGTTGGTCTGTTGAGAAGTTCAAAGGTTTGATGTTCCAAGTTGAACGTGAAGCTAATCAAATTGCTAAGGCAACAAGACGTGGTAAGGGTAACATCATCATCTGTTCATCTGACGTAGCTTCTGCTCTTCAAATGGCTGGTGTTCTTGATTACTCTCCTGCTCTTAATAGCAACAACTTGAACGTTGACGATACTGGCAATACTTTTGCTGGTGTATTGAACGGTCGCGTTCGTGTTTACATCGACCCATATGCTGGTGGTAACTATATGGTTGTAGGTTACAAAGGTTCTAGCGCATTTGATGCTGGCTTGTTCTACTGCCCATATGTTCCTCTACAAATGGTTCGTGCTGTTGATCCAGACAGCTTTCAACCAAAGATTGGTTTCAAGACTCGTTACGGTATGGTTGCAAACCCATATGCAGAAGGTTCAACAGTTGGACTTGGCGCATTGACAAAAGACTCTAACGTTTACTACAGAAGAATCTTAGTTGACAATTTGATGTAATATAGAATCCCCCATAGAGGGATATTGAGAGGACCTTCGGGTCCTCTCTTTTTTTGCCTAACATAAATAGTAGAAAGGAACCTACTATGAGTGCATTAACAAACACCCCAACAAATAGAAACTTTCTCTCACCTCTGAACTTTAGATTGGTGCTTCAGAAAGCTCCTCTTCTTAACTTCTTTTTGCAAAGTGCATCCATTCCTGGATTGACATTTGCTGGCAATGTAACAATGCCAACACCTCTTCTCGACATCCCTATTCCAGGTGAAAAGTTAGTATACTCTCCACTTACCGTATCATTCATGGTAGATGAAGATATGACTAACTATCTGGAAATATACAACTGGATGGTATCTCTTGCTGCAAAAGATCTTCAGCCATTCGCAAGATATCGAGCTGAGACATCCATTGAAACAGATGTTAATAGTAGAGATAGATCAGATATTAAATTAATGATACTTACGAGCTCAAAGAATCCAAACATTGAAGTTAATTTCCAAGATGCATTTCCATCTCAGCTTGGTGAATTAAATTTCAACACAACATCAGCTGGTGTCAATTACTTGGAGTCCTCAGTAACGTTTGAATACATTAAGTACAATATTACTATGATATAAGTTGACTTTTTTGATAAAGTATGAGACAATTGTGTCCTGCAAATGGAGGGACTAGTGAATACAGAAGAAATTATTACGGCGTGGGAAGTAGATAGCGAGCTTGATCGAACAGAGCTTGGTAAAGAGTCACTACGTATTCCTCAACTACATTCCAAATACTTAAAAGAGTTTTATATGGCCAAGACAACCTATGTGAAACTCAATCAAGATTACAAGAACACATACAAGTTAAAATATCAATACTACCAAGGTCTCCTCTCAAAGGAGGAATTAGAAGATAAAGGATGGGAGATTCAGCCATTGAAGATACTGAAAGCTGATATTCCAGTGTATATTGAATCCGATGAAGATCTTCAGTTAATCAAAAATAAGATACAGTTAACAGAGGATAAGGTGGAGATTCTTGAAAACATAATAAAGACGCTCAACAACCGTGGATACTTAATCAAGAATGCTATTGAGTGGTCTAGATTTCAAAACGGTCTATGATACAAATAGAGAAGTTTAATGAGACATACAACAAGGTTCATTGCAGTGATGATATTGCAAGAGAGCTGAGTGATTATTTTACTTTTGAAGTACCGGGTGCTCGTTTTATTCCATCTGTCAAGGCTAAAAAATGGGATGGTAAGATAAGGCTTTTCAACTCAGGTACTCACCACATCTATGCTGGTTTGATTGAGTATGTTGAGGACTTTGCAAAACAGAACAGTTATTCTTGTGAAAGATTAACAGACTTTACAGATGATGTAATAGAGAATGTATCTGACGTAGTTGATAGTTTTGAATTAACAAAAGAACCACGTGACTACCAGCTAGCAGCGTTTGCTCATGCAATAAGAAAAAGAAGAGCTCTTCTTCTATCACCAACTGCTTCTGGTAAGTCACTGATCATTTATATGCTTTGCAGATATTACAATGTAAAGACGTTGCTGGTCGTTCCAACAACCTCCCTAGTATATCAAATGTATACCGATTTTGAGGAATACGGATTTGATTCTAAAAGTAAATGTCATATGATATTCTCAGGTCAAGAAAAAGATGTAGATACTCAAATATACATCTCAACTTGGCAGTCTATTTACAAACTCCCCAAGAAATGGTTTGATCAGTTTGAATGTGTGATAGGAGATGAGGCTCACCTGTTCAAAGCTAACTCTCTCACAACAATCATGAAAAACCTTGGTAACTGTAAGTACAGGTTCGGCTTTACAGGTACACTGGATGGTTCACATACTCACAAGCTAGTACTAGAGGGGTTGTTTGGTACAGTAAAGAAAGTAACTACAACATCTGAATTGATAGAGCAAAAATATTTGTCTGAGTTCAGAATAAAGGCAATATTACTTGGGTATGATGATGAGACAAGACATTTAATAAAGAAAGCTACATATCAGGATGAGATGGATTTTCTAGTGAATCATCCACCCAGAAATAAATTTATATGCAATCTAGCAGTATCTTTAAAAGGTAACACTCTAGTATTGTACCAGTATGTTGACAAACACGGTAAGGCAATATATGATGAGATTAAAAATAAAGCAGTTGACAGACAGGTTTACTTCGTCTCTGGTACGATTAGTGGTTCGGATAGAGATGATATTAGAAGAGCTGTGGAACTGGAGATTGATTCGATTATTGTCGCTTCTTATGGTACTTTTTCTACTGGCGTCAATATTAAGAACTTGCACAATATCATTTTCGCTTCACCTTCAAAATCAAGGGTCAGGAACCTTCAGTCTATTGGTCGAGGACTTAGATTGGGTGACAGAAAAGAAAGGGCATGTCTTTATGATATAGCTGATGATCTTTCTTGGAAACAAACAAGGAATCACACCCTCAATCACTTTGTTGAACGGATTAAAATATATAATGAAGAGAAGTTTGAGTATAAAACTTACAACATACCACTCAAAGGATAAAAATGACAAAGATAATTAAACTTGTTAATGACCATGAGATTATTGGAGATCTAATTCACGAAACAGAAGATGATGTTATTTTGGATAATCCTTTTTCAATACATTATATGACCTCTAGTAGATCAGACAGACCTATTATTGGCTTACTAAGATATATGCCATTTGCTGACAGAAGAGATATTGCATTCAAGAGAAGAGACATTATAAACTGTCTAGACGCAAGAAAGTCAATGGCTGGCTACTATAAGTCGGTTGTTGAGAACCATATTAGATATGTTGATGAAAATATTGACAACGAACTTGAATCTGTTGCAGAAGAACAATTAGCTGCGCAGGCTCAACAAGAGCCATCTCCTGCAGAGATGATGGCAAGTTTACTTAATAAAATAACAAATGGTAAGATGCATTGATTATGGCTGAACATTATATTGACAATAAAACATTTTATGAAGCTATCAAGCAGCATAGAGCTAATATTAAACTTGCTGAAGCGGATGGTAAGCCAAAGCCCATAATTCCTAACTACATTGGTAGCTGTATTCTTATGATTGCCAATAGGTTAGCAACCAAGCCTAACTTTATCAATTACTCTTACAAAGATGAGATGATATCAGACGGGATTGAAAATTGTATTATGTACATCGATAACTTTGATCCTGAAAAGTCTACGAATCCTTTTGCCTACTTTACACAAATTATTTACTTTGCGTTTCTGAGACGAATCCAGAAAGAGAAGAAGCATCTTTATATCAAGCACCAGGTGTTTAGAAACTCTGCTATAACAGATGAATTATATGATATTCAAGATGGTGATGACTTTGGTAATGGACCAGTTAATAGTATGATGGACAATGAGAAGATGGATGACTTTGTAAAAGCGTTTGAGCTGGGTCTAGAAAAGAAACGCAAACCAGCACAGAAGGTTGGTATTGAAAACTTCGTAGAGGAATAATATGAAGATTTGTTTTTTAACAGACACTCATTATGGGGCCAGGGGTGATCATTTAGCTTTTGACAAACAGTTTGATAA